TTCTTTCTGCACTTGTTGATCGTCTTGGTATATAAACTATTCTATTTTCTGCAGCTACCTTTACAGTTCTGTCGGCAGATGTAGTTTGTCTTCCTACAAATGTAGTGCGTGGTACGACTGCAACTAATGCTTCACGTTCTTGTGACGTGCTTTTACGCGGCACGTACACTGTTCTTTTTCTGTCGTACAAATCACGTACAGCAACGAAGTCAAAAATAATACCCGTTTCTGTAGTCTGCCCTGCTGCTGTTGTTCCGACAACCCCTGTAGGCGTTACAGTATTTCCGATAGCAACCGTGCCTACAGATATGATAGCAGCCGCACCGCTTATTTTAGCTGTGGCACCTACATCTACACCACCGATACTGCCAGTAGCGCTGACGCTTTCTAGTACCTCTGTAGGCTTTTCTTCTAGTGTGCCTACTGCACCAGTAGCTGATACACCACCTATAATGGCAGTTATGTTGACTCTACCAAAGTTTACTGATACGGTAGCAGATACACTATCCAGTATTTCTGTTGGTTTATCTTCTAGTGTCCCTACCGCACCTGTTGCAGACACACTAGCTAATGTTATCTTAGAGTTTGCCTTTAAGACTACAGTATTAGTAGAACTTGTCCCAGAAACAGATGCAAGAATTTCTGTTATGTTAGGCTGTACTGCAGATACAGCACCTGTAGCCGATACGCTATTTAGGACTTCAGAGACATCAATCTCAAAGCCAGTGACTGCTACGTTTTGAATTG